CTCTAAAGGTATATTAGAGTTGATTACGGACTGCTCGGTAACACCTAGGTCTGCCGTCATAGCGACAGGGTTATATCCGCTTATGCTCTGAACCCCCATCATTTCGGGAGACATACCAAATGCTCCAGCTGGGATATTGGACGGCATACTTCCTATTGACGGGTTAGATGCCCCAAATATCTCTGCAAAGCCAGCCATTACTCAGACTCCTTCATGCGGTCAATTATTATCGTGATGTCCTTTTGCATAAGTTTAATGTTCGTATTGTTCTCGACCATCATGTCATCCATACGTTCCATGCGCTCTTCAAGACGGTTAATCTCAAAAGCGTTGTTAAGGATGCGCTCGGTGTTGTGTTCTGTCGCCGCCTTCAACGAGAAGAAGAAGCCTATCGCTGCGATGAACGGCACAGCAATGCTGACGGCTAACTTGGTGTTGGTAAGGACGAATGATGTCTGGTCGTTAAGATTGCTCATAATATAATTTATTAAGTCCTTTAGCCGTTATCAGCTCGTAGACTAAATACGTCAAAGACGTATGTGGTATAGGTACTACCTCTTCCGTTTTTATCATACCGATAAGCTTTTGGAAGCGTTGGTGCTTTGGCTTGTCGGCCAAGGCTAATGAAATCAAGCGCGAGTACAGACCGCCGTATTCTTCTATCAAGTCTCTTACAACTTTAACAAAGGCTATAGGGTACTCTGCTACAAGGTTCGTAGCCATCGACCATACAATGCCTGTGTCTTCTTCTGTCTCGTGTTCTACTAAGCCTATCATCGCTACTGGATTCCCATCATCGGTGTTAATCGTAAACACATACTCTGAGGATCTAATGCCTTCCATACAGCTATCTGCTGGCGACACCCCAAGCTCATCCAAAGGAGCCGCTTCTTGCTCTCTTAGTTCACGACCAACGATGGACGCTTCTTCTATGGTAGGGTTAGGGTTGATGTATAGTCTCACTAACTTGTTCTCGATGTTCGAGATGTGTGCATAAGCTCAAACGACGCGCCTGTAATTGTTACCGTTTGATGCGTGTCAGAACTAAGCGTGATGATTGGCAAGTCGTTTCTTGCTGCAACCGATGTGCGTAAAGATTCAGTCTCCGATGGTTGCTCGCCTGTCCGAGTGCCTGTAATCGTGTTGTCGAGGTTGCCTGTATAGGTCTTTATTGACGAATCCCTAAGCGCGTAGCTTGGGAACGAGACTGTTGCGGTCAAATGCTGAGTATCGTTAAAATATACTTCAACCCACTTAGTAGTCGTTCTGCCGTCCGTAATCGCTTTTTCCTTTCCACTAGCTGAACCGCGCTTAACATATTGCTTGCTAAACTCGTAGGAAGCGTCAAATTTTAAGCCGATAACAATGTTGGCGTTCTCGTATATCACGCCTGTAACATAAACGTATTGGTCGTTTGTGGAGGTTGTTAAGTCTACAGGGTAAACCACATTCGTCGTTTTATCAAACACGCGAATATCCGCCTCCCTTGTAGCATTACCAGCCATATACCATTCCATCGTTATCTTCGTCTTAGTGCCACCCTCCGCTTCCATCTTAGCCGTAGGAACATCCCAAGACAAATCAACCGAATTAGTTAAAGAGTCGGTGTTATCAAACTTCATGTAGCTCAGTATCCAAGAGCATTCGCCGACCTCATCTCCAGATACGGTGTGATGCCCTTCTATAAGGTGGAACTTGTCCGATATGAAGCCACCTACCTTCAAGTAATCACAACCAAGCTCATACTTAGACCAAGCTGATTGGACTCGCTTACCACCATTATTGTAATACTTGTAGACGTAGAGCGAGTTGTCGCCAGAGTCCGTTTCCACGACCACCGTTGAGGCCAACGAAGAGGCATGGAGGTTAATAATGCTTCCGCTGATATAGCTAGGTATATGCTCCGATATGCTTACTGCCTCAAAGTTTACCTCGGTAGAGCCTGTAGGGTACATCTCATAAACAGCAGATGCGCCTGACTTCTCTTGAGCGAATACGATAGTATTGTTATTTACAACTGGTCTAGCGATCGTGCTGTTCTCATAGCTACTACCAAGAGACAACGACGCTGTTGATGGCGTAAGCCCATCTGACCCTTGTGTAAGCAAGAACTGCGCTCTATCAGAAAAGATAATTAGCTGATTAGAGAACGGAATAGCCCAGTTGAGGTATGTAATCTCATTCACAGACGATGTGATGTCGATGCGGTCTGAGTCTAACGAGTCAATTACAGAAGTGCGCCAGAAGTTAGCAGCGTTATCCACCTCAGACAGTATTACGCTCTCTCCAGCCAACACCCCAAGCCTCGACTTGTAGTAGAAGATGTCGTTAATCGGGCTGCCCACAAAGTTAGGCGTAGCGTCTGAATTAGAGTCTCCTACCGTCTTGTCGCTCCATGTGGCTGGAACAAGTTTGTATTCTGTGCTACTTACCTTAACAAGTTGGTGTGGCATCGTAGCGCTGTCCACCTGATATTGAATACCGCTTGCCATGCTTTCTTTCCACTTACCGCCGCCAAACTGATTAGTTGTAGCTACGTCGCTATCGTGAGTAAACTTAATGTAATGGTCGTCTGCGTCGTTCTCAATATCGCCCTCAACCTTTATTAAGTAGTTGTTAGGCGCGGCAGTAGGTAGGCTTGAGATACGGTCTGTCTTCTCTGTAAAGGTTTCGACCATTGTATCGCCATAAGAGTCGCTTACCTCAAAGTTAATTAGCGACGCATCAGCCTCGGCCTTTGTTGGATAAGAAGCCCACCAAGATATTACCGAGCCAGCTGTCTGCGCTACCTCGTTGCGGTCTTCTATAGCTAAACGCTCGAAGTTTATTGGGTATCGTACTGGCGCTGTAGAGTCAGCGGCGGTGCTGTTGCCGCCTGTTACATCTGACTTGGTGATAGTAAAACCATTTGCAGCGATCTCCCCCTCGCTAGACGCACCCATCGCCCCAGTATGGGTAGAAATAATGCCTACTGTTGGATTGCCTCCGTCCACTAGCGAAACAGCAGCCCTAAAGTTAACGTCTGTTATCGCATTAAATGCAGCCGCGTAGTTGTCGGCTGTTTCGTTGAGGGTCAAGCCTATCTCTGCTCCAGCGTTTGCACCGCTATAAGTACCACCGTTGGCGTAGAAGTCAACTCTATGAAGAGGTGTTCCGCCATCTATGCGGATATCGTCGCCCGCTTCTGGCTGCTCTGTAAAAATTATGTAGCCACGCGAGTAATTACTTCCACCCAATGCAGCAGTTCCACCACCGCCGTTCCACAGTTGGTCGTCGTTGTCGTCTGAATAGGAAATCGTCATACCCGAACTCGCCTCAGTGTAGGAGGGGTAGCCGCTACTAGTGAATGCGCTATTATCCCTAGATTCTGTTGTGTCCTCCAAGGCAGCGTGTATAGCGCCAGCGGCTACGTTTGATTTTATATCATAAGACCCTACCCCTGAACCGCCACCTGTGGATGTCCGTACAATGATGCTTCTTACAGTGCCTTCCGAATCCGTAGCCTTGACGGTAAACTCTGCCGAGTAAGCGCTCTCTTTAACAAAGATGAGGCCACGCTTAACGTGTTCGCGCTCATACATTCCAGCACCGCCAGAAGTAGTCGTTAGCAACGCTGGTGTCTTCGTGCTATTGGCTATAAACGTATAGTCAGCGATTGTAACCGCTGATAAAGGATGCGTTGTAGCAGTACCGTTTAGGTACGCATGGTTGGATGTTATGGTACTCCCAGCACCGTCTGTAATTGTTAGCTCTTCCAAGGAGTCATCTTCCTCGTTCAACTTGAACAGCTCTATAGTAGACGTTGAGCCATCATAGCTAACCACCAACATTAACTGCTCGCCTGTACTTCGGTTAATGAGATGAGTAAAGGTGTTCTTAGATTCTTCTTCGCAAGCCGCTGTGCTTATGTACTGCACATAGTTTGTGCCAGCGCGTTTAGATAATCCCTTAATGGGATCTGCTAAGAAGTTAGTCTGCGCGGTGCATTGATTATCGTGCCTCTCTGAGTCAGGCTGTTGCGAAACACCACCTGTGAGGTTCTTTATACTTTTTCGTGTGTATGCCATTACGAGCGACGAATTAGCGTATTGGAAACAGAAAAGCTGTCTCTTAACATATTGATTTTGTCTATGCCGAATTCGTAGTCGTTCAACTTAGCCTTAGCCTCCAGCTCATCGCGTTCACTAAAAGCGCGGATGTCTTTTGAGCCAACTAAGCGGTCGGCGTAAGTGCGAGCAGCGCGAATGACGCAGTAACGCTTCGCTGCTTCTGGCAAGTCTAGGAAGTCTAGTAAGTAAACGCCTGTGATGGTGATGGTAGAGCTAACAGTAAACACGTCGGTCTTTTGTAGCATCGAGTAAACAAAACCGCTACGAATCACATAGTCCTCGCCTGAACCTTGATTGCGTATCTGCACATAGTTTTGAGGCGTAATCGCTGAGATTTTACCTGTGCTGGCATGGGCAGTTAGAACTCTGTCCTCTTCTGTATTGAAGACGTAGGAGTCCATGCAAACTTCACGCGCAACCTCTTCCAGTATTGTTACAGCAGCAGACACCTCGTAAGGTAATGTGCCGCTAGTAATGCTCGTTACAGAAGACTCTCCTATCGTTTGCAGCATCGTGTTGACTGCTTGCAACTTTGTTGTCGTGGTTATTGCCATGCTTTAATATCTATCAGTTTATCGAGTAGGAAAGGTTACAAAGACTTGGACAGTAGCATCCTGAGCAGCTCCGTTAGTTAAACGAATCGCTGGAGGCATGATATTGCCAGTAATCCACCCTACCGTATTAGCCGCAGCGTTTACAAACTGTGAACCTGACGCTGTTCCTTCTGCTAGGTCATACACAGCTTCGGCTCCGGACTCTGGGAAATCACCACTAGAATCCATGTTCGGAACCTTCACAGTCATGGCTTTATTCGTTACATAGGAGACGCCAATCGCTCCCTGTGTATCTATAGTTAAGCTGTCGCCACTAGCCGTTACATTAAGCGTGTAGTAAATAGCCTTAGTGTAGGTTTCAGGGGTAGGGGTGCGCTCGTCGCCCATCCTATTTAGGATGGTTGGGGGATAAGGAATTGTTCCTGTTATAGTTTTAGTTACTGATGTGGTTGAGGCGGCCATAATTTATTGTTTGTTAGGGAAGGGCAGAGCGCCGAAGCACCCCACCCAAATAGTTAAACCAACTTAGTCGTTAGCTACAATTTTAATACAGCCATCAGGACGGATTGAATCCACGCCGATTGCCATCTTTGTATTTAACAGAGTCGCGTTGCGCTCTGGAATGTAGTTAGCCTCTGCTGATACACCTTTCAATGTTACTGTTCCAGCTGTTCCTTTGTGGAATGCTGTAGCC